CAAATATGACTGTGCTATTAATCTCCATTTTTTAGGCAATAGTTAAGCTATAACACTATATTTAGTATTATGACAATTAACCTATCTTACTATATATATATTAAGTAGGCTTTATAATATTAACCTTAACCTCATTGATAGCTTGACCTTGAGTGGTTGTATCTACCCTTTCAGTTAGGTTGTTTAATCTCTGAGTGATGGAGGCATTAAACTGTCCTGCCATACCTCCTTCAATCTGATCCTGTCTAATTGCCTCCTCTATGCGTGAGCAGATTGTGGCATATTCAGAATATCTATTATCCTTATTTGCAAAGTAATCAGTAACTGTACTGCCCATATCAGCGGCAAAGCATCTGAATCCAACTTGAGTTAATGGTCTCTCAAGAGGTACAGGAGTTGCCTCCCCTGTTTTAGTAGAAAGTGAGTATTGATATCTTGGATTAGCTTTGCACCAATCTCTGTAAGATTCAAATAGCTCCCACATTTTCTCAGGTGTTTCAATGTATTTATGCTTGCCCATCTTGAGCAGGTTTCTTCTTACGTTTCTTCTTAGGCTTAGGAGCTTCCTCACCTGGGATAGGTGGCTCAACTGCCTCATACTTGATAACTGTAGGCACTTCCTCGAATAGGTAAGATAGTCCAATAGATTGGTAGTACTTCACCTTGCTCATGTCAATCTTAGCCACTACGATAGAACGTTGTCCTAAGATGCGATCATATACTCTGACAGTTTTGTCAATGTATTCTGTTTTAATTTTAAAATTGCTCATATTCTTTAACTATTATAAATACTAAATATAGTGCTAAGGTAATGCTTGAGAACTTAAATAGCAAATATGTGTTTTCATTCCACAGTGCCATCACTACTCCAAATGCCATTATGTAAGTCATTAAGCCTAAAAAATTAGCATTCCTCATACCTATATTGTATTTGATTAATATTTTCTTTAATTTCTTTAATCAGGAAGTAGGCAGATGTACTGTTGATATTAAAATACTTAGCGAGTGCAGTCTGAGTTGAGTGCCCTTTGTCATAATATGCCTCAAATACTATCTTTTTTATCCTGTCTTTTTGTTCTGTTCTATATATCTCAACAAGAGCCTTTTTAAAGTTATACCTATCCTCTATCTCAATCTTATGCTCCAGGTCAGTAGGGTCATCAATGACATCCATTGTGTACTCTTGAGACCTGTACAAATCTTGTTTCTTAGTCTTAGAGCCTTGAGTCCAGATAAGATCACACTTGATAGTATTGAGTAGGTAACTCTTAGCCTTATCCTCTGTCATATCTTGAGCATTGAGTCCTGCACAGTGTAGGTAAGCATTGTTAATAACTGCATCTGCATCTATTGAGGTTGGTATATTAAGCACATCTAAGAAGTGACGTGTGTACTTGAGCACCTCAAGGTAGTTGTGAGTAAGATATCTATCCAAGTGCTCCTTCATACCATTGAGTGAAGTCTTTGAGCCATACCTTCCTGCGTACTGAGGCACAGAAACACTCCTTATCTCTTTGCCCTGTGACTCTATTTTTAACGTGTTGTAGTTGTATAAGGCTTCTCTTAGTGAGCACCTTCTCCTCAGGTTGATTGAGGATATTATCTATGAGTTGTATATCAGTTTGTTCAAGCATACAGCTGTGAGTGATGTGGCACAAGCCACAGTGAATGATTGTGAGTAGGCCCAAGTCCCCCAGAAGCTGAGACACTTCCAGCAGCCAAGTGAAGTATGTAGCCAATCTGGGAGGTTGAGCTTGTTATCTATATAGTTCTGTAATGGTTCAAAGTGAGTGAACCACCAGGAGATTACTAATGGAGTTAAATATCCTATCATGGTGCTAAGATAATAAAAGTTATTAACATGACAAAGGAGAGCTGTTACACTCTCCTGTCTGGCTGCCGAGCCTCAGTTATTTCATCAAGTATTTAAACACCTTATCATAGAACTTACCTGTTACCTCTTGACCATGCATGAAGCGGTACATTTGAAACTTATCCACTCCAACATCCTCTGCAAGGTGAACAACTTTATATCTCCTGGATAGCTTATCAAACAGCTCAGCTCTTATTGAGTCAGTGAGTGTTTCACCATCTTTGATGTACACAGTCTTAGAACGGGAGGTCATCATCTAATTCTATTGGTTGTGTACTTGGCTGTGATGGCTTAGATCCTGTTACCTCAACCTTCCATGCATCAAGAGTATTGTAATACCTCCCATTAAACTCCCTGCCTCTAACATTGTATGACACTTCCACTTGCTGACCTACACCCAATGACTCTAATACAGCCATCTTGTCGTTGACTGTTTGGAATAGTATATCCTGTGGATACTTTTCATCTGGGGTTGTTACCACGAACTCTCTCACTGAGAACTTGTCACTGATCACTTTGATCGGATTGATGAGCTTGATAGCTCCTTTGATTGTTGAATCTGACATTATTTATTATTTAATTCATTTACATATTGAGCATAATATTCAGAGCATGCTATTAATCTCTCTTTTATCTGTTCCTCAATGGCTAAGTCTCTCTCATATCTTAACACAGTCACCCTATGGTGTGCAGGTATGTGCTTGACCTTATGAATTGATTTGTTATCCCAATCAGTGAGCAGAGTATCATCTGTATCATACATGGTGTACACTAACTCAAATGATGGCCTATCATACAGCCACATGTATGCTCTACCCTGCCACTCATAATCTGAGTTTTCACCTTCTGATGGTGTTGCCGGGAAGGTCTCTAATGACCAGGAGCTCTTGATGTCAATGATCACCTCATCAAGTAAGATATCACAACACCCTGACATTAGCTCATTAGTTACTCTGATTGTGTTCTTACTGTACTTTTTAGTGAAACGAACATCATTGAGTAAGTCAATACCATCCTGCTCCCAATCAGTTCCTTTGATCATTGGCTTAGTCTTAATATCTGAGCTGTATCCAAAGAAGTCCTGCTTAGCAATTTTTCTAATCTCAGACTTAGCAGTCTCAGACAAGAGCTCAGACTTACTCCTGGAGTTAGTCATGAGCTTACCTAATTGTGATGGCCTCCATTTCATAGTTGTGCCTCCTGTTCTTTGGTTAGATAGAACTTAGCTTTTAACTGATCAGTTGTGAACTCACCTTTACTGATTGACTCAAGAGCAGCATTGAAACGTGCATCTGACAATGACTCTTTTTTAGTCTCAGTTGGTGTCTCCTTAGATGCCTGTTGACCATCATCATCCACTGCCTGCAATGAGAGAGCACTTTGAAGGGTGTACCTACGATAGTAGGTTATGGCAGACCCCATCTGTTGAGGTGTAATACCTTGAGGTAAGTCCATACATGACTCGAGCATTGCACCTGAGTCAATGTCAACTATCTGAGTGCATACACTATTACCTTGAATAGGTTGGATAAGTAGCAAGCCATTCTCTAAGAGTACAGGCTCAACAGTGCTAAGGATAGCATTAAGGTCAGCGTACTTTGAGTGATGACTTTGTGCGTTCTTAGTTACCTTACCAATGGCTAACTTTGCCCTGTGTAGTTTTTGATGTAGAGTGAGTGTGTTACTCAACTCATTCAGCTCCTTGATTTTCTCAGTAGCTGTTTTGATTTCTTTTTCCATACTGTTTTTATTTATTGCATCAAAGTTAATAAAAGATTGCATAAGTACAAAATAAAGTTATTAACATTTGTATGTTAGTTCCTCTCCAGTCAGTGCGAAGTATAGATTTTCAAGTTGGTGGGCGTATTTGAGTTCCCACTTACCAAAGGCTATATGATCATAAGAATATATCCAGATGTCTATATCATTTAAACTATAACATTTAGAGTCTCCTGCAAGTCCATATTGTTTAAACCCTACCTTAATCAACCACTCCTCACTTATCTCAAGAGACTGATAAAAATCATCAATCTCATCATCTAATAAATTTTCAATATCCTCTAAGTTAATGAGTCCTATCTTATAAGTTCCATCACCTAACTCAATTTTATATGAGTTGCCTAATCTAATTTCATGTGAGTCTAATGTCATAATTTAATCTATTTCATTATTAATCCCCTTAATAGGGTGTTTATATTTCTTCCTAAGATGTTTCAACTTTACTTTGAACTTTGGCATTTTTAGTTTGATCCTATACTTCATAATTCTCTATCTCTTTTTTAATATCAAGCAGCCATTGATGAGCCAAGCTGCCCTCATTGATATACAAGGCATTTCTAAAATCAATCATCTCATTTATAGCTATCAATGCACATTCTTTAACTGAGTGCATATTAGCAAAGTATTGTGTTTCAGACTCATCAAATCTGACAGCATATTGATACTTATCCATTAACTCCTTTGCTTTATCTTTTGCACTCATAATCCTAATGTAAATTGTTCATACCACACTACAAAATCATCAAATGTTCTCACAATGATATACACACCTCCTGCCCTTTCAATGGAGGCTTGATATTCCTTTTGAACATCTGACTGTCTATCCTTACCATACTTAATCTCAATCTTAACTGACCTCCCTCTGATTGTTGCAGAAATATCTGCTGTTCCTTTGGTTGACTGTCCGGGTGTCCATTTTCCCGGTAACTGTTTTGTGTGTGCCATGATGCCAGATCCAACCTGTATCTTTGCTCCTTCCCTGTACTGACCTTGTGAGCTTATTCTCTCAGCTTGACCGCCCATGAACTGTATCCATGCAATGACACACTTTGTCAAGGCATTAGCAGAGTTATCATTCCAATCAGTCTTTGGTATGTATGCCTCTGGCATGTTAGGATACTTCTGTTTCAACTGCTCCATCATAAGAGCATTGAGTTTGTCTTTGTTAATTCGTTTCATATAAATAAATTTAATTGATTAGTATGATTAGTTATCCTTTGCATTGCCTTATCAAAGTACTCCTTATCAAGCTCACATGCTGTGAGATCAAATCCATAATCATGGCAAGCTATTGCAATTGAGCCGCTGCCTAAATGAGTATCTAAGATTTTATCACCTTGTTTTGCGTATTTGTCTAAAAGCCATTTGTAAAGTTTAATAGGTTTTTGAGTAGGATGTTGTGTTCCTCCCTCAATCATTAATTGTCCTCTATTTATTATTTTTCTACGCATAGCAACTTGAAAAGATGTAAAGGCTAATTCTCCATCACTCATTGATAAATCCTGACCTTTATCCCAAAATATCCATCCCATTGAACTTGGTAAATATTCTGTAAAATAATTACCTCCCCAAATAATTTGATTTTTTGAAACTCTAAATAATTCATTAAAGTATTGTTTTTTAGGTGTTTGATTATCCCATCCTTTATCTTCAAAATGTTTTCTTTTATGTTTAGGATTTTTAGTAAATGTTTCTGTTTGTCCGCTTCTATTTATCCCATAAGGTGGATCAACAATAGCCAAATCAAAATACTTGTCAGGATAGCGAGCCATGAGCTGCATGTTATCTTCATTGGTTATTGTCAGCATTATCTATCTTATTAATCCATTTATTTAACGTAACTCTTGACACATTCATTAATTCAGCAACCTGTGTACGATTCATTTCTTTATTTGCTTTGTACAGTGATTTGAACTTATCAAATTTATTCTTACTATTATCACTCTGCATTATTGACCTCATATCCTTTTTATCCTGTGCCTCAATCTTAACTTTTTTACTCATATTAATAAAATAGTCAGATAGCTTTTCAGCTTTCAACATTGCATCTGGACCAACCATGCTGTATGATCCATCATTAACCTCAACATCATAACTCCAAATTGCGTTAATCAATAATGCAAATCTTGGAATATAACTCTTTTGTTTTGGGAGCATTGACTTCATGTACTCATTTTCAGCATCACTGTTCTGCATCTCAGTAATCTTATTGAATATCCTAATCCATTCATTTTTAGCATTGGGTGAAAGTATTGCCTTGATAGGTTGAATATCATCATCCTGGTTAAAGTTAACCCACTCTCTTTTTACTTTGTCAAAGAATTTTACAATATACTCATCATACCACAGTACAATCCTATCATCCAATTCATTATCACTGTATTTGTCAACGTACAAATCCGGAAATGAAATCAACATCCTATCTGTAAATCCATTCTCTTTGTTTTCTTCTGTATTAAACTGATCAAAAATACTTGGCTGTATGCCACCCAAAACAGGTATATGTGGTTTGTCAACAAATGAACTCTTGGCTGTTTTTCTGTTCATACTCACAGCCTTACCACTCCAACATGATAACCAAAACTCAAGGTCAGAACCTGCCCTATATTTATTCATGTCTTTAAACCAACCTGCCAGCTCATCTTTGAACACACCAACAGCATTTTTATTTTCTTCATGTAAATCAACTAATGCCTCAAGAGTAATGTCATTAACTATGAATTGAGTCTTTTTAGGTTTACGTACCTCCTCTGAATGCTCTCTCTCTTTTTTATCTTTTTTCTCATACTCAACCCACTTAGCATACTCCTTTATGTACCTCCGAATATGTGTGTTATTTATAACCTCAAGAGGCCTAATCATTTGGTTGATGCTTGGTGTCTTACCAATACCTGCCTTACCTACTAATGAGATCCACACATTTGCATTCTCAATCCATCCTGTTTTTACTTCGAGCTTTAATGAGTTACCAACTATCACTGACAACAACCATATAAATGAACATCCCATGTAGTCAATTGATAGACCTAATGTTTTGGCACTCTCAAGAATGTACAGCTGAATATTCTCAGGAAATATATCAATAGGAAATGTCAACTTATCAATGTCAACATTAGGCTTATCATCTATCTCTATTTTTGGAACTCTCCTGGTTCCAAAGCCTTTTTGATATAAATCATTTGCAGCATCTTTGAAATCACCAAAATGAAACTTATGAGCGTATATTGCAAATGGACTCAACAACTTCTCTGCAGGATACTGTGTTCCTGTGCTGAATAAGTACATGCATCCACTATCTTTATAGACATAACCAGAATGTGGTGATGTTGCTCCATGCCTACGTATGATGTAATTGTTTGAGGTGTTACGCACAATGGTGAACTCATCTGAAATAAGATCCATTGTATTGATTTGAGCATTGTAATCATCCCATGGACTCAACTCATCTGCATTAACCTTGTATTGCTTTACTGTTGGCTTATCTAATTTTACCTCCTCAACATAATTGTATGTCCTTGATATGGACCAAATAATTTCACGCTCCTCCTCTGTAATGTACTTAATATCATGATACTCATTTTTACCAAAGAAATTACCATACAGAATAAACTGACCACCTTTGCCTCTTGACTCAATGATGGCCTCTCTCATTCCTTTGAGCTTAGCTATTTTTGTATTACCTTTTTGAGCTGTGCATTTATAGATAATGTGGTATCCATCCTTCATTGTTTTGGCAATGACTACCTTTTCAAAGAAATCTGAAATATTATCTGATAAAAAAGAGATATACTCATCCCACCATTTCTGTCTATCTGGAAGGGATGGAAGCACCTTAAGATCAACATCAATACATTCAATGTCATTGAAACCTGCTCTGCACCCATAAAGAGGTGCATTCATTCTATCAATCTCATCTGCAGTCTTACATGGTAATGTTGTCCATTTTTCCTGCTCAGGTTTTTTTGTAGCTTCACATGGGATTATACTATAACCCAAGCCAGCTAACTTTTTTAAATAGTCTTTTGTAATCATATTTATAATCTCACTAATGCAGTTTGATATGCTTTACTTGCCTCTTCTTCATTTTCAAAACGACCTAAATACTTCTTTTTTCCGTTTATACGAATTGCAGAAGCCCATTTACCTGAACATTTATCTAAATAAACACCAACATATTTAGAGGTAGATTCAATATGCTTTCTATTTGTGTTTTCTCTATGAGTTATTATTTCTAAATTATCTACATTATTATTTTGTTTATTAAAATCAATATGATTTACTACTAATTTAAAGCCACAAGGGGTATGGTTTAAAAAAGCTATTGCAACTAATTGATGAACATCTATGGCTTTTGATTTTTTATCTTTTCTAATATTAGCAATAAAATAACCTTTTGTACCTATTCTTATTTTTAAAATTTTTTCTTTTTTAGACTTATCATTCCCTAATGATTTAACCCTACCTAAATTACTCACTTGATATAATCCTTCATATCCAATTATATCCTTCCAAATTTCTTTTTTCATTTCTAAAAAAATTAAGCATAAAAAAACCTCCTAAATCCTTTGGGGTCTGACTTCCAAATTCATTAAGAGGCTTAATAACTTCTTTAGGTTCTATGTTGTCAGACCGAACCGTTCACAAATATAATCATTATTACCATACTAAACACCACTTTTATAAACATTATTAACAAACTTATTAACTGTAAACTACTGTAAACTTTTACTGTAAACCTTTTTAGGTCATTTTTTCAGTAATGACGGGGGTTTCAGAGCGTTTCAACTGTAAACTTTACACTTTTTTAAAAAATTATTTTTTTTCTGCTGAGTAAAAATAAAAACTGATAATCTAAAAACTGTAAAGTTTACAGTAAATTTGAGTTATTATTTTGATTTTAAGTTAATTACAGCGTTTTTGGTTTACACTTTAACTGTAAACTGTTTACAGTGGTTTACACCTATAAAAAAACCCTTCCAGCAGTGCCAGAAGG